TATGCATGCAATGAAGCAGCCCTGAGTTTTGCTTCTTCACTTTTCCCCCTGGAAGGAGTTCGTCTAATAGGTTATTGTTAAGTAGTACTACGTATTTCTATAATCCCGTTTTTCTGCTGAAAAAAAGGAGTTGAATTAGTGGTTGTTTTGCATTATAAAATTTATAAATCATGAAAAGAATTACGTTAACAGTATGGACCTTAATTGCATTCTCAATGCTTGCTTGCAGCAAGACGAATGAAAAACCTAAAAACGAACGGACGGTACCAAAATGTACTGCCAGTACTGTTCCGCAACAATTAGCCAATGGTCTTTGGTTTTCAGGCACTCTTTCCGCCATTTCTTACTATGATAGGGATGGGCATGAACTAGGTAATGACTATGAGGCGGACGCGAATACCAGTTTTATAATGAGAATGGAAAGGGACGCATTAAATTCTGGCAATATCTCGGAACCCGCAACTACTCTAATTGTGTGACAGAAATTTATACACGTAAAGAAGGTTCTGTTGTATTCGAAGCTGATAAATTCATTTTTTACCCTGTAAAAGGCAGCTTTAAAACCATTAAAAAAGGTTGTTCAGCAGGCAATACAACTACTGAAAGAAAAGCTGATGCCGAAGATTTAAAGCCCGTAACATTCTTATGGGATATAAGGGATATAAATGGCAGCTCCTCATTTATACACCTTTAGTGAAGAAGATATAAAACATGAAAATCCTGTGTTTGTTTATCAATTTGCTCGTAACTAATTGAAAAATGGTTCTTCGTCAAAATCAGTGGAATTGATATTATTTCGATTTTTGTCAGATGGAAGGAGAAGAAATGCAAATGGCTTTCAGCCGTGTACTAAAAGTGGTAGCCCATGGCGAATAAAGGAGTTTAAAATATTTGATAGGGACAGGGTTGTAGATGTTTACATAGATTATGAGGAAAAGAGCAGCTTTAGTTGCAGTTAGTGAGGAAAGGTCCGCCCGGGCCGCTGCCATTGAATAAATATTCTTTGGGCTTGTAAATGATGTAGTAAGCTCTTAGCTCCAGCAACACCTGTTGGGATAGAAGCGTGTAGCGGTCTTTAGCTCCCTTGCCCTGCACTACTTTTATCGCATGCTCTTGCTGTCTATATCCGTGATCTTAAGAGACGATATCTCACTCACCCGCAGCCCACTGCTATAAAGCAACATGATAATAGTGCGATGCTTGATGTTTTTTACCGTATCTATTAATGACTTTACTTCCTGAGGTGACATAACAGCGGGCAGTGTACTGGTAGCACGGGGATAAATAACCGAAGGAATTACATAAGGCCGCTTTAAAACGTGCCGGCAGAAGAAAGAAATACTTTGTGCGGCCATCCTGCATTTTACCCGGCTGCAGCCTAAAGTCTTTGCCAGGTATACAAGATATTCCATTAGCATATCTTCTGTAAGATCAGATGGACTTACCTCTGCATAATAGACAAGCAAATAACGAAGCTCAGATAAATAATTACGTACCGTATGGACACTGTAATGACCAAGAGATAAATACTGGTCGGTCTTTTCCAACGCCGCAACTGCCTGCGGACTTAAAGTTTTTTTTCCATGATTGTAGTTTATAATATTAAAAATAAACTACAAGGTACAAACCTAACTCATCGCCCTTATAGGCGATGTTGGTTCAACACAATATACTGGCATTGTCTATTTTTTTATAGAATTTAGTGTTGATAATCAATACTCTTCTATTCGGTTTTTTAAATTGTAGTGTCGACAAGCGAATTATCACTCTATGCCACCTTCTTCCATAAGTCATCTATCGCCTTACAATTTTTACCAATTGCTCCTTTCTCACATGCAAATACTTTTAAGAAATAAATTTCTTTATTTATTTTGATAAGTGAACTTGTAAGGAGCCATACAATATCTTCTTCCCGTAACGGTTTTTGGGGGATAATCTACAGATCTACGTTCTAAATAATTTTGTAATTCTAATGGAATAGTTATCTAATTATTCGAATAACAAGAGGTTTTAAGGTAATATTTGGGTTATGAATTTAACCGAAAAACGGAAAAGATTTTGTGACGAATACCTAATTGATCTGAACGCTACGCAGGCAGCAATCAGGGCAGGCTACAGCCGGAAAACCGCTAATGAGCAGGCGGGAAGGTTGTTAGTAAATGTTAGTGTTAAAACATACATTCAGGAGAAGCAGAAAGCAGCTTCTAAGAGATTGGAGATAAGTTTAGATATGATTTTAGAAGGATATAGAAAATTGGCTTTTTACGATGTCAGAAAGTTTTATGGTGAAAAGGGTAGTCTTAAAGACGTTAAAGACTTGGACGACGAAACTGCTTTTGCTTTAACAGGTGTAGACGTTACAGAAGAAAAGGCAATGAATGTTGTCACAGGCTACACAAAGAAAATAAAGATGAGCGACCGTAAAGGGGCACTTGATAGCATTTGCAGGGTGTTAGGATTTAACGCACCTGAAAAGCATGAGGTATCAGCAGAACAGAAATTTATGGAGCTATTAATGAAAAGCGGTGAGTGAGGATATAGCTTTAAATAAATTAAAAGCTTGTCGCAAAGACTGGAACAAGTTTGCGCGTGATATATTGCAGGTTAACTTGGATAAGGAACAGCAAGACATAGTTAACGCCGTTCAACATAATCCAATGGTAAGCGTAACGAGTGGAACAGCAAGGGGAAAAGATTTTGTAGCTGCAGTTTGCGGTATTTGCTTTATGTATCTAACGCCAAGATGGACTTAGAAGACAGGGGAAATGATAGCAAATACTAAAATAGCTATGACCGCTCCAACGTTTCCGCAGATTAATAACATCATGTTTCCCTGAAGTAAGCAGGATATTTCAATAGGGTAGGTTTTTTGCCTGGTAGATTGGTAGCCTGTGACATAAGAACGGATAACAAAGAAGGGTTCTTAACAGGTTTTAAGTCTGAGGACACAGCGCCAGAGGCATGGGCTGGATTTCACGCGGTTAACACGATGTTCCTTGTTACTGAAGCCTCCGGTGTTGCTGATTTGATCTTTGACGCGATAGAGGGTAATTTACAAGGCAATAGCCGTTTATTAGTGGTAGCAAACCCGAACCGTAAAACAGGCTACTTTGCTCAAAGCCAAAAATCGCCGAGGTTTAAGAAGTTTAGGTTAAATTCTTTGAATGCTCAAAATGTAGTAGAAAAGCGTAATGTTATTCCGGGACAGGTGGATTATAACTGGGTAAAGGACAAAGTTGAAACCTGGTGTACTGAAATAAATGAAAGCGACAGGCTGGTTGAAAAAGGGGACTTTGAATGGGAAGGAAAATTATACAGGCCAAACGACGAATTTAGGAAGAAGGTTTTGGCTTTATTTCCTGAAGTTGACGAAGATGTTTTAATACCCTCTGAGTGGATTGAGCTTGCATTTGAAAGACATAAACAATTAAAGCCTAACTACAGTAAGGGATTAAGGCTTGGTGTTGACGTTGCCGGTAAGGGCCGTGATAGTAGTTCTTTTTGTTACAGGTACGATAACTATGTAGAAAAGCTTCATATTATAAGAAGCGGCGGCACAGCAAATCATATGCAAATTGCAGGAATTACCGCGAATGAGTTAAGCCAAAGGCCAACAATTGTGCAGCCTATAAAAACAAAGGCTTTTATTGATACGATAGGAGAGGGGGCTGGTGTTTATTCACGCTTAGAAGAATTAGGATATGATTTAGCATTCTCCTGTAAGTATTCCGAAAGCGCAAGGGATGAGTTTGATAATGACCTTACGGATATAACAGGTCAGTATAATTTTGGCAATATGAAAGCGTATCTGTATTGGGCTGTTAGAGATTGGTTGAACCCTGCTCATAAAATAAACACGGCTCTGCCCTTACGATGAGGATTATTACAGGAAGCAACAGAGTTTAAATGGCAGTTTCAAAGCAGTGGGAAAATTATAATTGAAAAGAAGAAGATACGTGGCAAGGTTAAAAAGGTCGCCTGATAAATTGATAGTCTGGCAAATACTTTTTATCCTGAATATCACCCGGTAGCACAAAACTTAAATTATCTTGGTTAATGGAAAAACAGACATTAGCAGATTTACTTAGAGAAAGACTTTCATAAGGCTTATGAGCGGATACTTTAACAGCTAAGTAGGCTCCTCACCATTAGGAAGCAAAATAGTTCTTTCCGTGTCATGGTTCTTACATTGAATATTTTTTAATTATACCAATGCGTAAAGCATGATAAACCATCCATTAAAGCCGTCTAAATTTCTTTTCAACATGGTTTCATATTAGTTACTAACTGTTCATTTTTCGCCTGTAGTAATTCCGCCTTCTATCTATTAAATTTTACGAAGGTTTGAAGGTACGAAGGACGTTTTTTCAATTTACCCCCCTCCCTGTTTTTTACCCTGCTCTATCCCTTTACTTATTGTTATATACCCCTCCCTAAAAAAAAATAAAATAACCTTCATAGCCTTCGTAGGATTGATTAATAGCAGGTTATAAAAAAAATGTCCTTCAAACGTCCTTCGTAATACACCCGCGTGTCCTTCGTAATCTTCGTTCACATTCTAACAAATGCTCATTCGGACTCTTTCTTAACCATTTTTATTTCGTTCCTTCGGCTTTGGTCGTTTAATTTTTCCACTAACTCAAAACCAAAAACCTCTGCTGCCCTCAACTAAACCCTTCTTAAATCTTGCCCTGCTATAGTCTTTTTTGTCCAAATCTGCCCCTTTTAAAAAGCTACCATGCATCTCTGCCAGTTCCTGATAAGTAGCAAAACCATTAGTTGAGTATTCGTCCCACCAGTCGATAAAATCCCCGGTATAACTTAGTTTAATATGTTTTCTTTTTAATGACATACTATTATCAGCACTTATAATACCCTGCAGTAGATAGTAAGAAAACACACCAGAACATAAGGGTTATAGAAGCGGTTCCACTCGTCAGTATCCCAATCATCATAAAGCCTATGTCCAAAATGTTGTAGCGGCGTATTTTTAGGAGTGAAGAAGTTACGGAACCTCTAAAAACTGTTGCCTTCGTTTGGCATGGTTGCCAGCTTGTGAAATACTATAATTATGTAGTAAGAATTACTTTAGGGCTATCTTCAAAAGCTATGTGTATTTCATCTTATTTTTTTTCTCTACAGTTATACCCTCAGTAACTACAGAGTATAGAGCCTGAAAGTCAAAGTTCGGCTGTGCATCGTCAATAAATAAAAGGTACGTGTCAAGTCCCACTCTCTGCCATAAAAACCCCTTATCATTCTTAAAAATTTTACCGTCAACCGTAACCGTATAATCATTTTAGTAAGTGCCTTAACAAAAATCCCTTTTACCGGTTCCTCCGCCTTTTTCTCATCCTCCGTTTCCTCAGAACAGTATAACGGCAAAAGGTTTTGATGGGTCTTTGTATTTATGTAAGAGATATCCTATGAGACTAAAAGCTCGGGCAATCCTTTCGGGATCATCATTACCAAATCTTCTGAATAAACTCGCAGAACTCAGCATCCTCAGCAACATTAGCTGGAATAATATCAATATTAAAGTCGATAACTGACTTTTCCATATTGCCTTTTTTAGTTCAACGTAACTTTTAAGACTGTAACTATCTTTCATTACTACTACTACACCATTATTTAAACGGAAATAAGCTTCTGTGGCAGTATCACGTAGAAAATCAATTTCTTTTGTATCAAGAAATTCCAAAAAGCCTTTGCTAAAGTAAGTATCCTGCCCTCGATAAATGACCTCTAGGAGGTCTTCCCGCACTATTCCATCAAAACTTTCAGGCAAACTCATTACATAATCTCAACAAATTTTTTGATCTGCTGAGGCTAGCCTCTGACACCAGCCCATCATTATCCTGAATTACTTGAAAAGAATTGCTATTCTTGTTGTAGAAGTAGAGTCCAAAGCCGCCAGATCGACACAGAAAAGTTTTTAGTTTATACCTGCTTATTGTAACTTTTTCTATTCTTATCGACATCCCAAAAAGTGCGAATAGATTGTTCACTTCCTGCCGCCGCAGCTATACCCGCGCTGCTTTTCACCATAACCCATACCTAATAGTCTGATAGCAGCTAGACTGAAGTCATTATTGCACTCCAGAAGTGCAAATACCTGGTACGGCATGTATCCCCTACCGAGCACAAATCCGAGCTTGATGTGAAAGCTTTAAAAAGGTTTTAACCCTGTGTGATAATCACCACTTATACAATAGTTTTGGCCGGGCCGTCTGTAGTATCTTCTTTCGCCCTTATCATAAACATACGTCCACCCGTGATCGGAAAGAACCTGCTCGCAATCCCCCCGGTTATTATAATCAATCAAAAGGAGATAAATGGTACTGTTTATTATCAGTTTGAGGTGGTGTTTCTGCGGGGCGAAATTAACTTCTTTAAACGATTGTGCAAGCTCAATAAGTACGTCACGCTCGTCAACACTAATAACCGGTATCTCGTTTGCTTGTACGACCGTGTAGCCTCTGGTTGGTGGCGCTACAATATCACCGCCTTCACCTCGTGTCTCAATTAAAACCTTGGCCTTTACCTGTGGATCTTCTGCTAACTCCTCTCTCGTTGCAGACGCTTTGCAAGTGCTTTATTTCCCCCCAATCGTTTCGCATCTGTAATAAAAGTGAAAACCACCACTAACAGTACCGACAATCAGCAATTTTTAAAAGTACCGGGGATACTTTCTTTTATTCAACTCGACATATCTTTCGTAAAGAATGCCGGTAAGGTCGTATTTTAAATCAATGTCGATAACCGCAACATTATTGCTAACTTGGCCACATATGATGGCAATACCTTTAACTTCTTTGCCGAAGAAAGACAATACCTCCTCCTCTGTCATAGGACGCTGCTGATATTTCGTCCATCAAGGAACCATGGGCCGTTTTAAGTCATCCGTAGGTATAACAGAAAGGCTTCTTGCAATTAAATCTTTCGCTGAACTAATCATAAAAAAGATTTAATTGTGACGGTGCGGGAAATTTATTCGGATCGGCGGTAGGTAGGAAATCAACCGCGAGTGCTAAAACAGTGGTCTTTTTTGATTTCTGCTTACCCTCCCACAGACTCAAAGATTTGCGGGTCAACAAGGGCAAAGTGTCTCCGTTTTGACTAATGCTAATCACGGGCACCGGTAAAGAATATTCTTTTGTTTGATCAAGTATTGATTTGAAGAATTTATCCTGGTAATTATCTGGATTATTTTCCTCTTCAGGTTCGCCCTCAAAATTCTCCTTTTTAAGATTAGGGGCAATTTTTTTATGTGCTGCCAATTCCTTAAATTTGCGGTGTGTAGGTAAAATTTTTGGAGCCTATGGTGTGGTAGCTATTGGCTCTTTTTATTTCCGGTCTCTTGAATACTTTATCTTATTAAGTGATTGTTCGACCTCTGCTTTTTTATACCTGATAGATGCTCGGATACGATACCCGGTTACCTCACCAGACTTATTCCATTCATTAAGTGTTGGAAGAGAAATGCCTAATAAAGCAGCAGTTTGCTTTCTTATAAGAAGAGTGGTATCAGAAGGAGGGTGTGAGACATTCGAAGCGTCATTTAGATGCATCGCTCTGGAGACAGCATCAAAAACAAGTGTGCTTAACTCCGTATCAGAAATTGTAATTAAATAAGACTTCATCTTTGTATTTATTTTATACAAAGAGAAAAAACAGTTTTATGCTATCATATACATGTACAAGGTTTCATATAATCATAGCTTTCCTACATTAGAATTTATAAAATGGATCATATCTGTCTTACCTTTTGAATAATGGGTGTTAGGGCCTGACGATTGTGGTTCAGTAAACCTTTTAATTGAAATTTTAAATTCGTTAATTAATAGTCTTTCAACTTTTGATTTTGAATTAGTTTTTGTTATGCTTTTTTCTACTAAGGCATCAACACATCCCTTTAAGAATTGCAAATTACCCCACCCATTTATGAAAGTATGGTTGTTGTCGATTATTTGCCTTTCGATCAGATGGGAAATAATTAACTGGTGAGCTTTTAAACTTTTAAACTCTTGAACAAATTGATAATCCCTATCATCCTTTAATGTTTTTATGTATTGTTCAAAAGTGGTTGAAAGGTCAATATTTGTAATGTTATATTATTTCTTTTAAATAGCTCCGGAATATTTTTGAATAATAATCCAACAATTCCAGATAAATGGTGGCATTAGCATCGGGATGTTCAATTACCTCTCCCTTATAATGTACTTTGCATTTTCAAGTAAATAAGAGTATTTATTGAAGTCGTTTTCAACTGTTGACCCCTCAGATAGGCAATTCCCATTGTCATCTGATATAATAGACAAAGGCATAGTTCCTTTTTCAATCAATAAATATTAGAACTTACATCATTAAGCTTTCGGTGAACTGTAAAGTAAACTATTTCATTTACCTTATCGATCGAATAAAAAGTGTAAATATTTTTACCTGCCGGGCTATTTAGGTCATTTAACACAGAAAAAAAAGTATAAAGGCGCTCTTTAATCTTTTCTTCTCTATTTTCAACAAAAATATCTAATAACGCTTTTATTTTGGTTTCGAAGCGGAAAAACTGATACCCTCTTTCCTTTGCATGATAAATACCCAATAGAGCATTATCGATTTCTTTTATTACTGTTTTCGCATCATTACTTTCTCTAGTGCGCATCTGTCCTTTCCGTTTTTACTTATACTGCTTTTAAATCTTTATTTTCTTTTCTTTTTTCCCATTCCCTCGCTAAAATCTTTGCATGGTCGGAAGGTGAGACGCGGATGTATCGAAGAAAACTTTTTTCCGTTTTGTGTCCTGTGATAGCCATGATAGTGAGTGTAGGCGTACCCGCTAAGTATTCATTTGTGGCAAATGATCGGCGCGCCGTATGTGTTCGAAATTAATTGATACTTAGGATTTGTAACCGTAACCTTACTACCGGCTTTAGAATATGTTTGGCTAAATGTGGTGTGAAGTGAAGGGACCATTTCACCTATCTCTTTCACATAGTCATTCATTTTTTGGTTACTGTTTGCCTTCGGAAGCGCGCCGTCATATTTATGTAGTATTCTTTTTACGGTATCATGTATTGGGATAATGATACTTCCACTGGTTTTCAGCTGTGTTGTTTCAATAAATCCACCCTTTATTTGATCCGCCCTTAATACGCTGTAATCGGAATATCTTAACCCGGTCTTGCAACTCACCAGAAACAGGTCCCGCACTTTTTCCAGTCTCAAATTATTTGACAAGTCCAGACTTTCAATTTCCTGCAGTTCTTTCTCATTGAGGTAAATCGTATTTGTTTCTTCATTTAACCTGGAGAAATACTTACTTTTAAATGCAAGATTTTTATTTATTCCTCTATCGGTCGCCTCATTTAAAATCGTTTTTAGCCGTTTAATATTGTCGCCTATTGTGCTATACCTGAATTTAAATCATGCATTAAGAACTTGACGAACTCGTTGTAAAAATCAATATCGATAGTATCAAAATCGATCGGCTTTTTATATAAAGCCTGAAAATCTTTTAAACGATTGTAGGTAGTGGTAAATCCTTTATTAGTCCCCTTTACTGTCGGCTTTTTCGTTTTGGTATTCATCCTTGTGCCTTCTGTAGAACGCTTGATAAACGCCTCCATATACTCAAAAAGAGTTATCTGCTGTGCTTTACCGGTTGCGTTTTCCTGATCTCAATATCAAGCAACCCTTTAAGGTTCCGGCAACGGCATTTCGCCGTTATTATCATTTTGATATTTCCTGAAAACATTTTTTACTGAACTCTCAATGTTGTTTAGCCGGTTATTAAATTCCGGTATTCCCTAAACTTTTGGGTTTCCTTAGCTCGGTGTGTTTTCTTGTTCCAGTATTGAGGATTAATTGCAAAGAAGGTCGGTCATTGAACAAATAATCTGGAGGGTTAACCG